CTCGGAGCGAAATCCTCAAAGACATAGACGCCGCCAACCTCGACTTCGAACTTGTTGTTGTTGTTCATGCTGTTCTCTTTCACTCTTCTATTTTATCAGGCACAAACAGGAATGTCAAGCGTTCTAGTCAGAAGAATCAATCTCCCGAACGTAACCGCACTTCTTACAGACCGAAACACTCAGACACATGCGGGACTTCGGGACGCCGTTCGCCCAATCTTCGGGTCCAGACTCCCGAAACTCGTGCCGACAGGCAGCAAACTTGAAGAAACGGACCTTACCGGCCCAATAGTCCGTGCTGATTGCCCAACCGGACATATCCTGCCGATTTGTCACGAAGAAGGTGAGAGATAGAACCTTACCATTATTGAACTTCGGATTGACTATCTGACGATAACCAGACAGTTGTTCGGGGTAGGTCAGAGCGGACGCCCGCGCAAATTCCTTTTCAGTCAATTCGACCATGTTAGGTAGAGGATCGTTGTATCCACCAAGAACGTCTTTGAACTGATCTTCGGAGATGTTGGTTGCTTGTCTCATGTTTATAGTATATCACTTTCCACTGAAGATATCAAGTTCTTACAATCAAAAAGTTTGCATAAACTTGACGATAAACGGCACCCAAGTCTTTTTGAAAAATTCTCCGTTGCTGCCACTCCACGAAAAGTTCACTGCCCGCACTTCAGGAAGCCCCTCCTGAGTGGAGTTCTTTTCGAGCCACTTCTCCTGAAGTTCAACAAAAGACTCAACTTCCTGAAGAGTTTGAATTGAAACAACATAAGAATATGCCTCCACTACGTTGCCGACGCTGTTGGTTGCCTTGACTACTAACAAGTTCGTTTCCATACCTCTATGTTATCAGATGGAGGATGGGATGTCAAGAGGCAACCGAAGAAATTTTTATGGTTCTGCGTAAGGAATCTTGAAGGTCAACGTTTCAGAAACATAATCCCACAACGTATAATATTCCAATATTTCGTAATATAGTTTGAAATCGCTGTTCCACGGCTGAGGAAACAGTACCGCGCTTCCTCCAGACTTCCGAAAGTCGGCAACATTAAAGTCGGCATCATCGATCAGCCAGTTTCCGACCCCGCCCATGAAGCCCTTTCTGGAACCGAAGAAGTGATTCTTCCGTTTGGTTAATTCAGAAAAATATTTTTCCAACCAGTTAACCTTCTCTGGAATACAGTTGGAACTATTCATAGCTGGAGAAGAAAGAATACAGACGTTATCAACTCCGAAAATGGAATATAGTTCTTCCATCATTTTTTGAGAACCCGGAATGAGCTCCAAGTTTTCCCAAAATCCCGGCTGATGGGTCACAGACATCATCTCATCATTGGTCATACCCCAATAGTCGCCCAGATTCCACAGGCCCATTTCATCTGGAGTATATGGATTCGGTTTATCATAGGCACGCAAGATCCCACCAACAAAATCAGCCAGCACTCCATCCATATCAACAAAGCAAAATTTAGTCATCATTAAACCAGTCCTCGAATTTCTGCGCTCTTCCACCAGCGCCTTCCAATAAAATCGTCGGCTCAGAATATTCCAAATTGGAAGAATCATTCTTCACATCAAAGATTCTCATTTTTGATTTATTCACTCCAACGATATGCTTCTTATTCAGAACCTTATCCGAATATCTATTCTTCAGTTGCTTCACCAAATATTGTGAAGATTTCTCCAACTCCTCTGTTGATACCAAGGCAAACATTAAGTCAGCCGAAGTAGCAATGCCCCATGATTCCGCGACATGAGTCATGTCAAAATCTGAATCATTGAAGCCGGAACGAGTCACCTGTGCCCCGGTCAATAAAGCCACATCATTTTCAACCGCCAGACCTCTTAATTCTTCGGCAATGGATTTCACTAAAACATAGGTATTGGAAACTCCCGCTCCCTTGATTCGAGACGAGGCACAAATACTCAGATAATCTACCACAATAACATCAGGAATAAACTTCTTCTTCAACTGTAATTCGGTAAGAAGTTTTCGAAAATGCAGTACGCTTGCCGAGGCTGTTGGATATTCCTTCACAAATAACCGACCAGAGATATTTTTCTTGGCATTATTGATCATCTTGGTATATTGGGCCTTAGAAACCTGTCTCAAAGTTTCCAGACTAATATCCAACAAATTAGCATCAATTCTTTCAGAAATTCTTTCTTCTGACATTTCGAGAGTGATGTAAAGAACATTCTTTCCGGCTGTCAGAAAGTCGGTCGTAAAGCTACACATCGCCAAAGTTTTTCCTACGTTCGTATTATGTGAAGAAATTTTATTGGTGTAGTACCTATGGTTGGGGTGTCCAACTTGTATATCAACAATTGGAATATAATCCCCTGTTTCGTATACGGCACATGAAATCCACTCACCCACATTATTAAGAACTTTGTGTGTTTGGTGGATCATATCTTTAGCCATAGTCCATCCGGCTGTCGTTTGGAAAAGGTGATTTCCGTTGCACCTAATCACCAAACCAGTTTCCGTTTTTAGAACATACTCTTCCCAATATCCCTTATCAACAAAGGCTGTTACGGGAACATATCCATCAGGGGAATCAACTTCAATTTCATAATCGTCCAACAAAAAATTTTCTATTTCTGATATTGGGACAGTCAGTTCTTGCCATTCATTATACATTAAACACCAACCTTTTTGATATGTTATAAATATCAACATGAAATTTTACGAAAAAATTTATATCAATTTGTGTGAGTCCAGAAAAAGTAATATCATTAATTATGGGTATGGTTCCAATATTCATAAACATCATATAACTCCCAGACATAGTGGCGGAACCGATATCGAAACCAATTTAACATATCTTTCAATAAGAGAGCATATATTGGCACACTTTTTGCTGTGGAAAATATTCAAAATCCCAAATGATTTGAGGTCAATGAAGATGTTGGGAGCTAGGCTGTCGTCCAGCCACCGAAGAGAAATAGGAATATTTTGTAAAAACAATAATATTGGAATATGGGGTGCCACCAAGGAAGAAAGAAGGGAGTGGACACGAAAAGGCGTTAAGACACAAAAATCACGACAAATAGGAATACATGATCCCATTGCACATAAAGAGTATGCTAGATTAGGTGGCAAAGCATCATTCCAATCTGGAAACAACAAAAAATTTTTGTTTTGGGCGTCTAAAGAGGGCAGAAAAGCCAGATCCTCTCTCGGCGGCAAGGCAAATTTAGGAAAAAAGTGCATGTATCGTCCCGGAGACCCATCATTTATTCGAGTCCCACCAGAAAAATTGAAAGAATTTGAAGAAAAGGGATACATATATGGATCTCCAATTAACCCCCGCCTTAAGAAGAAACCTTCTTCTTAATTCTAATTTTTACTGGTGTTTCTGGGTGAACACAGCCACCCAAAATTACATTTAATGTTTTTCGGGCCAGACCCCCATTCGTAATCTTATTGAAGTATTCCACTCCAAATGCAATCTTGGCCTCTTTACGATTATAGAAGTCATAACGCTTTTCGGCGTCCAGAAAGTAATCATGCCCAACCGAAGGATCAAACGACACCGACAGAGCATCGGTTAGAATTGTCGGAATGGCTCCCCGATCTCTCTTTTCCTTCGGATCATTAATAATATGAATAGATTCCAGCAGAGCATTTTCAATTGCCCGATCCTTACAATACTTCTCTGTCTTGTCGATAATCCAGCGATCATCGGAGGATGGCTCCGGTGGAGTAAGAGCATTCAGATATTCATTAATATTAGAAACCTTCGTGGAGTCGGCAATCATTTCGTTCATCGAAATACGAATGGCTTCCAGACTTGGCCTCTCGTTGTAGATGCCGATAAAAGAATCGATAAATCCAAACACCGTCTTGGGAAATTCCCCCGGAGAATCCTTGAAGTATTCTTCCTTGAGATAGGGGAGGACCACTCTCATGTAGTCCTCATTATGGATCAGGTTTTTAAGAATTAGAGTTTCTGTCGTCATTATTCTCCGTGGCTTGCCTTACGGCATTATCCAGAATTTTGGTCATGATGTTCTTAGCAATCGTGTTTATGTACTTCCGATTGATTCTCTTGTTTTCATTCGGGTCAGCGAGAACGTCCATATCAAAAAGAAGCATAACCGTCTTTTCTTCTGGTTTGGATTCATCAAATCGAATATTCGAAATTTTCAGAATGGTTCCCTTAAATCGACCCTCTTCCAGTCTCACCATAATGTTGTCGATCTTATGTCCATCAATAGTGGTTGTGGCGATATATATGGAAGCATTGAGATCATGAAAGAAGATAAAGGCATCCTCATTCACTTCAATTAATTCTTTTTTATTCTTCGGCATCATTTACCTCTTCGTCATCCAGCATATCATCATCTTCGTTATTTGTCAATATTGAATTTACCGAGCCATAGGTGAATTTTGTTTTAATATATTCATCAAGCTCTTCGAGAACTTCGCGAGTGAAGTAGGTTTCTGGATTTCGATTAATTTCCTTTTCCCAGACCTTTTCTTCAATATGAGGAAACTTGTACTTATTACCAATTCTTTCAACGATTCCGGCTTCTTGGGCAAATTCCAATAATCCAAAATACTTATACAGACCAGTCTTGTAGTTAAGAAGCAATTCGACTTCAGTATTTTCCTTAACGATTCTGCCCTTCTGAAGTTTTGCCCGCAGTTTGACGCCGATGACTTCCTTGCCGTCCTTGTCCTTGGACTTCGAGAGAAAAATTACTGTGGAGGCAGCATAGGCCGCGCCCTTTCCTCCACCCATAATTTGTCTCGGATACATAACTCCTTGTTCAAGATAGGTGTGATTTGTAAGAACCAACGGAACTCCAGCTTTCGCCAGCTTCAGAGTAATCGTTCGAAAAACTCCCTTTAACAACCGGGCGCGGGTCATGTCCTGAGTTTCCTTTCCGGCCTCGGTGTCCTCCATTTCCTTTGTGGTGGACAACATTCCAACTGAGTCCAGACCGAGAAACATCGGCTTTTTTTCGGACTTCTTTTGTTCTATATAAACATCCAGAACATTATGAATACTCGTTCGAAATTCCTGAACCGTCTGTACGGGAATAATCAAAACCCGCTTGGCATCGATTCCTCGCTCTACCAGCATTTTTTTGGAAATTGCTCCCTCAGTCTCAAAGATGATAGCTACTCCATCTAAATTTTCTATAAGAAAATTCTTGACCGCATCCAATAGCAGAAAGGTTTTCCCGGTACTTTCTTCGCCAGCGAAGGCAGTGATCTTATTGTCGGGTAATCCATTAAATAATGACCCACCCAATAGAGCATTAAATAGCAGAGATCCAGTCGAAATAAATCCGACCACATCACCAGCGGCAATTCCATCATCCGCAATACAGGCATACTCATTATCCAGACTTTTGATGATATCATTCAGAAAACTCATTTATTCTTTTCCCCTTATACAAAAAATTGTTCCAATGTTGTTATTTCTTTTTGTGACCACCGAATTGCATCCAAGGTCAATTTCAATGGACTCATAAAACTCTTCTCAAATTGCTTCTTATAGTCAATGAAGTCATGAAGCCCAAGCTCCTCCGGTAATTCCATTGATGATGGAAAGGCAATAATATTCTCACCAAGTTTATTTGGTAATGACAGATACACGAATCGAATTTTATCGCCTTCGTATATCTGAGAATACTTTTTCTCAAGGCCAAACTTTTTCAGATAATTGTTATAGACCAAAGATCCCCGAACATGAATTGGAGTTCCTTTGCCATACAATTTCACTGGATCTCGGTATTTAGACAGACCCTTTACCGAGCGAGGAAAGGCAACCTCATGCGGCCTCATAGAATAGAATTCTTTTCGGAAGGCTTCAATAAACTCCCACACATCCGAATTGGTTCCAGACAGAATTACACCCAGAGCTTCCTTCAACTTCTCACGGCAAGAGTATGGCGTAGATGACTTGACTGCCTGAATTCCCTTTAGTTTAATCTTCGGCTTGGCATAGTGAACACCCTCATTTTCAACCACTCGAAGCACATACTGTTTCTTGGCCTGAAAAATCGTCCGGTCACAAATGGCCTCAAGTTTCATGAACATCTTATTTTCATTGCACATCATATAGGATGCCAATTCTTTATAGGACTTCAGAATATAATCCGAAATCTTCTCTTGGCTTATCTTGGATACGAAGTTTGCTGTGTCTTCTACAGTCGGATTTCCTTTATAGAATTTCTCCACCACAGGAGCCATGTTCATATAAATTGAGTCAGTATCGCAGGTGATAATGTAATCGACGCCAGAGGTTTCCATGATTCGATTCAGAAATTCATTCATCTTTCGTTCAATCCAGCGAATCGAGAGTTGACCCGAAAGAGTAATTGCCGAGGCAATTGATGGATTAAAGTACCTAAAATACTGAGAAGCACATGCACCATAGGCCGAGTTCAGACCAATCTTTTTTGCCATCTGAAGATTATTGAATTTTGAAATAGTTTTTTGTTTTTCGAAAATCTCCTCCTTGGAGGCTCCTGATTCTTTCAGAAGCTCAAGTTCCTTTTCGGCCTCAAGCATCTTGTTCTTGTAGACCTTTCTCTGCTTGAACATCCACGCCATCAGTTCAGAAAGAAATCCGGCCCGGTCCTTTCTGAAGACCTGTCCGTTTCCGGCAATACACTCATCTGGCTCTATTTCAAAGACTTCTGTTTTGGAGACCAGTTTATCCAGATCCAGTTTCAATTTTTTGGAAGACACAATTGTATCCGGGGAAATATTATACTGCATGATCAGGTGTGGATACAGAGATGTCAGGTCCATCGAGGCCACCCAAAAGTACATATTCGGAACAGGTTCTTTTACAAATCCGCCCGGAATTTTGACAGGAATATTGTCCTTTCGTGGAGGAATCACGATATTTTTCTTCAATAGATAATCATAGATGATCACGTCCCACATTCGAATTTCTGAATACACGTCTT